CTAGCTGTGAATGTGTGAGCAATATCAACGCCAGCACCAGCTATGGTATTGCCACCTGTAGCAAAGAAGTCGCCACCAGCCGCTGACGATATACCACCTTGCATTGAATAAATAGAGGCGAACATTACTGCAGAGCCTTCACAGTCAGAAGTGAAAATCCGTTTGCTTTAGTCAGGTAGAAAAAGAAATCATCACCATTAGTTGTGCTGATGTCATCACCGTCAACTAACGTAAACCCAGAAGTAGTTATTGTTCCAGCAGATGCGTTGTTTGTGTATTGAATTATTACTGCACAATCATCTGTAGTTGGAGCTAGTGTGTGCGCCCCGCCGTTTACAGCCCTTTGAATATTTCCGTTATCTTGGTCAGGCGTATAAGTCCCAGAAGATTTAGTGCCAGCATTGTATACAGTTGTTGAAAAACCTTTAGTTAAATTGTCGGCTACATCAGCAAATAAAGTGTCTGCATTGTATGCTTGTACATCACTTCCAATTGCAACGCCCATTGTCGTCCGCTGTGCGCTTGCGTTTGCATCATCCATAAGAGCCTTGCCAGCCGTTGTGACATCGATTACTTGAGCAGAACCACTTCCCGTAAACTCAATCATTTTGCCAGCGGCAGAAGTCAATCCAGCAATAGCACTTAGTTCTGCATCGCTTGATGCTGATCCGGTTGCACCTGTTGGACCTGTCGAGCCAGTAGCCCCAGTAGCCCCTTGAGTACCAGATCTGCGAATTGTCCAATCATTAAGTGTGCCTGAACCACCAATATTATCGACTGTCACAGTCATCGTTGTTGATGAATAAGATGCGATTGGTCCATTCATATAATTTACCGTAGGATTGGCATTTGACGTTGCAATCACCCAATCTCCAGCGACAAACCCTAGACCCGCCGCCACCGTGAATGCTTTACTACCAGTTCCTATTGCTAGTGATGTTGTGCTAGATGCCCCAGTTAAAGTTGCGGCAGTCGCGGCGGCTGTAGTAGCCGAACTTGCTGAAGCTGTCGCACTTGTACTTGCAGAGGAAGCACTTGATGCGGCGGCTGTTGCGCTACTAGCGGCGGCAGTTGCTTGAGTGGCTGCGGCTTCAATTTCTGCTGTTGTTGCGCCCAAAGTCATTCCATTAGAGCTATCAAGCATTAATGTTTTAGCTGTACCTGTACTTGTAGGTAGGTCTAATGAGAATGTAGCTGTATCAGTTGCGGAACGACCAACCTTACGAGAAAAGTTCTCTTCTGCCTGTTGCCCAATAGCATATAATTTATCTAGGTCTTTGTTTAATGTTTTTACATTAAATGGACCTACTGGAAAATCTGTCGTTCTGGCAACAGGAATATCACGCACAATAGTAACTGTAATATTAGATTGACCAGAAGCGGCGGTAACTGTTCCACCAGAAAAACCATCATCTACTGCTGTCCCTGAAATTGTATAATGAGTAGAAATGGTCTTTAAAGTGTCATCAAAATAGACCTTAATGTCACCTGTTTCATAATAAGGCCAAGGGATTGTCCAAGGACCAGTTGTTGACGAGCCGCCAACGGTGTATTGTACTCTGGGTGTTGCATCAGCAATTGTAATTTCAGCCATTAGTCTTTTCCAAGCGTTAGTTGATTTAAGCCTCTCTCCCCCATATCCATAAGCCAATCCATATGTGCGACATTTGACAACAACACCAAATCCCTCACATGTGCATTCGTGGTCTTATTAATATTTCCCAGACCAGAATAGTCATATATTACATCAGAAAGATCCCTGAGTTGATGCACAAAAGGACCGCCAAGCTGTTCTATAGCTCTTCCGGGTCTGGAAAGTGGATTAGAGAAGTTTTCGATTGCACGGCCAATGTCTGAGAAATATCCCAGTATTCCAGAGCGTTCTATACCGCGCATAAGAACATCTCCAGTTGATTGAGGCATATGAACATTATTTTGATCGCGCCTGATTTGATCGATCATTATACCAAGGCCAATTAGCATAGTTGCTCCAGTAAGAGTGCTTTTATCCATATGCTGTAGGCCCGGAATTAAAATGCGTTGAGTTGCCGCAATCCCAAAACTTTTAAATTGAAACACCGTTCGAGAAAGCTCTGGTGATACAAAAATACTCTCAACTGTTTCAGCGGCTTTTTGAGCAGTTGGATTTTCAAGACCTGCGGCAAATTCTTTTGCTCGTGATTTAACGCCTTCGGGAACCATATTGCGTAAACCGCCCCCAATTGTACTTGGCAAATCACCAATTCCGGGTGTTACAATAATTGTATTAATTTCTTTACCTAATGCCGCCTGATATAGCTCTGCCGCTCGTTTGTTTTTCCATAAATGTGTTCGAGCAATACGGGTATAAGTCTGTTTCAAAGCATGTTGCTCAATCTCAGAATGAATTTCTTTAGCCATTTTAGAATCAATACCAGCCCGTGCTAATCTAGTAGACGATCCTTTTTGTCCTCGCTTGCCACCTTTTGCGACAACAGCAATATCATCAATCATTTTGGAGCCAGCAATCAGACCTGCCAAAGTCTTTACACCGACATTCCATTGATTCATTAAAGAGACATTAAAAAACATCTGAGTTGCATTTCCCATAGCTCTTTCCATAGGATGCCGAACAGATATACTCTCTCCCAGATCAGCAAATAATGCCGCACGAAGGGATAAATAATCATCCAAAGCTTCACCCGCTAAATTAGAATCGGCTTTTCCTAATTTAAAAAGTTTCATGTTATTAGCTAGAGTTTCATGAAGCGTTCCAAACAAACGCCCAAAACCATCATGCATCGCTAATCGACCAAGATCAGGAACAGCGGCCATTGCCCCTGTAAGCATTGTCATGGCATTAAACCCTCTTGCCATACGCATACCGCGATTGGTCCAGCTATCAGGATTATCAGGAAGCCCATATGTCCCTCTAGCGCGATCCCTAAGAACAGTAAGGTCTTCTAAGGCTTGTTTTTCAGCTTTGTTTAAGTCAGCAACGCTTATACTTTGATCTTCTCCTTTTTTAACACTAGACCTTCTTGTGTTAAACTCTCCTCGAATACGATCAAAATGTGGAAGTAAATCTATAGACCCGAATTTGCGGGTCATCTCCACATCTGTTCCCATACGCATTGCGTAGTAACGCCCAAGAGCAAACATGTTGTTTTCAAGAAATGGCTCTAACGCAATGTCATCGATATCGCCTAGCGTTCTCTCTCTTAAAGAACGGGCAACACCTACTGGATCAGTTTCTATCTTAGAATAAGGAACCTCACCCATAATCCCCATACGAGCGGCTTCTGCGTTTTCTTTAGAATAACCATGTCTTCCAAGAACCTCGTACCAATGAGCTTTGCCTTCTGGTGTGTCCATGTAATCACGCCGATATAAACGGTTTACAAAACTATCTTTAATTACCAGATTATCTGCTTCTACTATTTTCTTTTCTAACTCTGTTACTTTGACTTTAAGTTTATCTATTTGCTCATCTAATACTCTTATTGCGTCAGGTGTCATTCTTTTTGATTGTGTTGCTTTTTGATACGTAGCAGAACCAAGATCTCTTTCTGTTCGTGCGAGTTCTCGTCTTGGCAAAATCGAAAACATCCGTAGACTTTTGGCTTCATTTGCTAATGGCGCAAATATATTTTTATCCCATAACGCCGCCGCTTGAAGAACTTCAGGAGGAAAGTTAGCTTCTTCTGCTTGTCCTAATCGGCGTTTGGCTTTAGCCACTTCTTCAAGAAATTCATCTGGACCTAAAGCTTTCCCGCTTCCACCTTTTAATGTGTCCATACCTTTTTGTCGCAGAAAGCCTTTTTGAGCATCACCAGCAATTCTCGCTCTATAGCCTTGATATATTGACTCAGTTTCGCGCATTGCGGGGACAAGTCTTTGACCTAACCATCTGCTGTTCACTACTCTGTCTATACCTACAGAAGATGCAGAGCCGCCAAAGTTTTTAACTTGGAAATAAGGGCTTTCAACTAAGTGACCAATCATTTGGCGCAAGTAATTGCTTTCACCCATTAAAATACGTTTAACTGGATTATCGCCAAGGTTTTCTAAACCAACCCATGTTTTTGCTAATCGTTCCCCATAACTTTTATTGTAACTAGGCGCAAATGAATCGCCAATAATATCAAAAGCAACATAAGGCTCGTCTTCAGGGCGTATACGGAACTGTTCAGGCGAAACTGCCGCACCGACTGATTGTGGTTCTGAATCGGAAACTTTAGATTGAGGAGGATCTGCAACTTTAAAAGGCGGTTGGGATGGATCGCCTAATGGTCCAGTACGCTGTTGACTTTGTTCAGTAAAATTTATTGCAAAAACTTCATCATCAATATTATTTGTTTTTGTTTTTAAGCTTCTTGCAAATTGATACGCGGCTGTCGTAATACCCGTAAAAGCACTGCTCATTGCAACATTAGCAATACTTTGAACATTTGATCTTGTTGGATCAGATGGTTTTAAAAAACCTTCGTCTATCACTGATCCTGCCGCAGTTAAAGCCATTGTCATTGGTATTGACGCACCCATTGAACTAATAGCCGCTACACCGCCTAGTCCACTTATTCCTCCTGTCATTGCTCCTAATAAATAAGGTCCAGTGGCTTCCATCTTTTGTTGTTTTTCTGTTTCTTGATCATATAACATACCAAGAACAAAATCCCGCTCGTCAACAGATTCAATATTACCAAGAATGCCCATCCATTTAGCAGGTTGACGCATAACAACATTGTCTTGAAAAGGATCATAAGGAACATGATCGGTATAATTAAATTCTCTAAAATTCTGTAATTCGTTTTGAATAATAGAAAAATTATCTTCTCCCTGATACATATAATACATCTGGGCAAAAGAGCTTTCATGCTTAAAACCAGCTATTAAAGAATCAATTCCTTGTGAAGAAAATAACCCAATATCTTTAGTAGCGGTTTTTTTCCCAAGTGGATTGTATTGTTCAACCATCACCACCTCGCAACAAATTCATATTTTGTTTTGCGCGAGTTTTATATTTTTTTGCCCATGATGTTTTGCCAATTTCTTGAGCGGCTTTTTCAAAATTACCTTTTTTAATAAAGGGTATAGCTTTAGAAAACATTTTTCTAAAACCTGTCCAGCCATTTTGAAAAACCATTGAAACTAATGCGCTTCGTTGACCTCGGCCAAGCTTGTCAAAATTAAAAGATTTGTTTTGACGGCTATCAAACTGCGAAACTATACGATTAACACGCATATTTAAAAGTGTCTTTGAATCTTCTTTGCTTAAAGGTTTTTTCAAATTATCAAGGTTTGTTGAGCCAGTTGCTTTTAATAAAAATATTTTTTCATCTGGTTCTAAATATTTTAAATTTGCACCATGACCAATAGCAAAATTACCGCCGTCTGGGTATACTCTTTCACGATAGCCTTCTTGAGTCATTAAAAGATCTAACGTCTGCTTGTTTGGCTCTCCAGCTAAAATATTTTTCTCTTCGGTATAATCAAATTCACCTACAAATGGAATTTTTGATACCTGATTAAGAACACGCATATCAACGCTTTGTTTTGTTCTATTTAGCCAATTTAAACCGCCTTCAACTCCAGATGCTATTTCACCGCCAAAACTACGCCACAATGGATTTTCTGCATCGCGCATTGTTTTTGATGCGCTTTCGCCAAGTCGTTCTAAAACAGGTATGGCAGCTTTTTCTAAATTAAAATCAAATGACATCATAAACTTGTTATTTTCTTCTGGGTCTTTTGGATTAAGAACTACTTTGTATGTCCCGTCCTCTTGCGGATAAGCCCAAAATCTTCCTTCTTCGACAATTTGTTTAGGTGTGCCAAAAACATCTATCATTTTTTGATTTTTATTTTGTGTGGCATGACGAGCTTTTTCTTGATCCCAATTTAACGTCAACCACGATTGAGCAATTGGTGAACAATTATCAGCTATTGCAGGATTGGAATTTCTTTCACAGGCAAATCTGGTTAATCCCAATGCACTATCACGTTTGATTTCTGTTTCGTTTTCATGCCCTTTGCTAGTGGCTTTAGGGGCAAGAATTGAAGCACTTAAATCACCAGTTCCAAGTGCGTGTCTTAATGTTTCGTCAAGAAGAGCATTTTCGTCTACAATCCTGTCAAGATTTTTAATCTTTTGAGATTTTTTTGCTAAATAAGTTAATGCTGTTCTATCAATATCAATAGTTGTATTACCTGACCATGAAAAGATATTAGATGGCTGTGCGCCGATAAAAGGATCGTTAGTGATTTCGCTTCCGGGATAAACAGGATGAGTTGAATCTTCCAAACGCCTATTAAGTTGATCAGTGTCGCCTGTTGCATCTAAAAATTTCTTACGAAAAGCTTGCACCATATTTTTTGTTTCATTTTGTGCTACATTGATACTTTGCCCACCACTTGTATTTAAAGAATTTGCATTTTCTTTTTCTCTCCATTTAGCGACCCATTGCTGTATATCTTTTTCGTTTCTTTCAAATGGTTTTCCATCTTCTGAATTAATTAAATAATTTTGTAATTCTGAAACAAACTGGGCGTGTTTAGCTGGAACAACAGACGTAATAAGTGATCCATTTTCTTTTTGCATTTGGGAAAATTGATGATTTATTTGAGCAATTTTCGCTAAACTAGCAGGGTTGCCACTGGCAAAAGCGTTTTTAATAAGAGCTTCATAAGCTGGAGTAATAGCGTTATGAGTCGACATAAGGCCAAGATTGTACGCCACACCATCTGGAGTATTTAAAGATATATCTTTATTTTTATTATAATGCTTATCCATATTAACAAATTTTTCTAAATCGTTTTTATTTAACGGTCCATATTGATCACGATTATTCAATTTCCGTTGAAGATTTTTTTCGTCTTTTCTTGTAAACCCACCAAGATCAGCATCTTCAATTTTTTTAATATAAGTTTGCCAACTTTTGTATCTCTTTATAACATCATTAATAAATGGGTTTCTTTCACCTGTTACTTCGGCACGTTTAATCCATGCTTCAAACCATTCTCTTGATACAGTTCCGTCTTTAATACCTTCAATTAGCCATTTGTTCCCATCTGAAACACTTAATTGATCAGCTTCTTTTTTTATAGCTACAGATTGAGTATCAAGTGCTTTAACAGCAGTTTTGTAAATTTTAGGGAACTGTCTTCTGTCTAATTTTCGAATAAAATCTAAAAGGCCATCTATTGATTTGTTTGTTTTATCAAAAGCAATAATTTCTTGCAGATTTGTTTCATATGTTGTTTCTAAGTTTGTTTTTGCTTTTTCAAAATTTGGCCGTATTAGTTTATTGTCAATAAATTGTATAACGTCAGGATGGCCCATATCCAGACCTTCTGCTAAAGCTAAATTAAATATAGTTGCTTCACTTAACGGGCCATTTTTTGTTGTATGATTTTTTACTTTATTTTCAAATGCTTGTAGTCGGGCTGTTAAATTTAATTTATTAGACCGTATTTCAGCCAAATCTACTGTTTGTCGTTTGCTTATTTGTTGTTCAACACTATCAATAATACTTTTAAGTGCTTGTTTACCGACATTAATATCTTCCATAATCCCAGAGGGATCACTCCATTCCCCAGTTGACCTACGATCATTTTCTAATCTTTCAATAACAGAAGGAGTCAAACGTCTTTCATTTTGATAGAAACTTCCTGCATAACCTAAAACAAAACCTTCACGTATTTTTTGAAGGTATAGGCTTGCTTTACTTGGTGATAAAATACCTGATTTTTGAGCGTTAATTATTGTGTCAGTTGCATCTTTTAATTTAAAAGCAAGCTCAACATTTGGATGAGAATATTCAGCAAGATTAACATCGTCTTGTGTTATATCAAAACCAGCATTATTTTCTGCCGCACTTTGTATTTCAGTTGATAGTCTTATTATTTTTTGAACAACATCGTTTTGTTGCTGTTCTCTTTGCTCTTTAATATTAATTTGCAAAAGAGAGCGTCTGCCTTGATTTCCTAATAACTGTCCTTCTGTTGCTATACTTGCACGTATATCTGGACTGCTAGTATTAACAAAGAGATCGGTCATTGAAGCCATTTCTTTATCAAATTTATCTAATCGATCTGGATCATGTGCTAACTTTAATAGCAAATCTTTTTGTTTTTGATTAAAAGAATTAACTGTTGCCGCTTGTACCGCTTGCGTTTGTGCCGCTTTGAAATTTTCTGTAAAAATAGTTCCTGCTTCTGGAACTGAATGCCGCATAATTGTACCGTCAGGGTTCATTGACATGGCGTTACTACCGCTTGTCGATCCTTCTTTTTTTGCTGTTGCCGCCGCATCATTAAATAACTGATTAGCAATAGAACTGGTTTCATCAGCTATTTGACGAAACAATCTGCTTTGTGCTTCTACACCACTAAAATTAACACTCGGAGATTGACGTAAATGGCTTTTCTCCTGAAAAGGTTTTATAGGTCCAGCCATTATGCAACGCCTTTCGTTTTATTATAATCCATTGCTCCAGAAAGAAGACTGCGGCCACCAGAAATAAAACCTGAATATTGTGCTGTTCTTCCGCTAAGTTTTGTTTGAGCTATTTGGCTGTTAAACGAATTAATGTCGCCACGCCCTGTGATGCCAATATTACGCATTTCACGTTGAAATGTATTATCACCTTCAGACAGCATTCGTCTGATATTACGATCATCTCGTCCTGTTGCCCGTATTGTTGATTCCCATCTGTTTTTTCGTTCTCTTAGATCATTCTGTTCCTGAAGAATTTGTATCTCTCGAATGTTCTTTTGATCCCGAAGTTGAGCCGCTTGTAATGCGGCAACCTGATTAGCACTATTGCCGCCCATAATTGAGCTAACAGCACTTATCCCTTTAAGAGCCAAACCCATATTTGCTTTTGTAAACAATGATGTTGCACTAAACATCGAGCCACCGCTAAATCCACTTGCTGATGCATTTAACAGTCCTGTACTAGCACCCATCATGCCGCCACCAGAGAACGCCCCTGCCCCTGCCCCACCTGCTAGGCTAAAACCGCCTGTAGCGAATCCTACGCCCGCTATAGCGGCTATTGGCAGAGCGACCTTCGCTACTTTACCCATTACGCTGTTACCTCCGCATAAAGACCACGCACTGTAATTGGTAATGGTTGGCCTTGACTTATAATAATTGTTGGATCAGTTGCCCATCCAAGCATAAAGAATTGATACTCTCCTTCTGCCGCTGTTGGGGGATCTGAAAAATCGTCATCACTCTGGGCTACAATAAGATTATTATTAGAGAGCGTAATTGACTGTGTTCCATGTATTGAAATCACAACCCTTGAAATACGTTTCTTTTCACCTGTCACCGCTCCGATAGATCGAATAACGGCATCGACAGGCATTGTCTGGCAGGTAATATCAAAATTGAGACCAACCGTTGCGCCATTGAGATATTCTAACGATGTCGCAATACCATCAACATTGGTTGTATATTCTCCCGCATGTTGAGAGTTAGAATTTGTATTAACTTGAACAAGCGTATTTGGAAGATGAGTTGCCGCATGTGTCTTGCTAATTTCTTTAACGGTGACAGTATCAAGAGTTCCAGCAAAACTGGAATCGGCTCTCATTTGAAGATTGCTACCAGAACTTGCTGTAACATATTGAACAAATGTTCCGTTAGCAGAAACAGGTGTTCCAGTACCGCTTTTAACAAGCGGGGTTAATGTGCCAGCCGTATAGTTTGATATTGTAAACCTGACTTCATATGTATGGCCATTAGTGCCTGTGATAGCCTGTTCAAGATCACTATTGCTTGACTGAGAGCCAGAACAGACCGCAGAATTATTATTTGCGGCATCAATTGTCCATCCCGTTCCTTTAGTCCAGCTTGCATCTGCATCAAACGTTCCATTTGTAGCGCGGTCAGCATCTACTGCGAAAACCTTTGACGCATCCAAAGTTTCATCCCAATCAAACTCTTCAAGCCAGACAACTGTTGATCCATTAATAACACGCTCTACAGCGGCAAATACTTTATTATCAACAGAAGTAACTGATATAAAATTTCCATTTGTCGTCCATAAACTCCAGCCAGCCAATTCTTCACTTCTAACCGAATGAAATACTGCTATATCTCCATCTGATTTAACAAAGAAAGCATATTGTTCTGGTCGGTAATCTGTTCCTAAGATAGCTGTACTGTCTACACTAGTTCCAATAAGATGAGACGAACGCAAAGAGACTGCTCCAGACGTATATGCTTGCTCCGTGTCGTTCCACAAATACTCTCTTATGGTCTGACCTGTGCGTTGCATAAACAATGTTGCACCATCAAACTTTAATGGGTTTACTTGCTGTGAACAGCCATATGGTGTTTGTTGAATGAACGATACGTTGCTTGGCGTTAAAGGGTTAGCTGGACTTTGAGGCACATAGAGTTCTGCACCATTTGTAAAAATCTGTAAGTTACGTGTTGATACCAGATGACGTATTTCAGCTACCCGATCTCCTGTAACCGTTGTATCAATCGCCTCATCATCAAGAGTTGTTCCAATATCAAAGTTAAAGAACGCATTGGTTTTTGATGACCAGATACCGTCAGGCCGACTTGTTGACCCGCCAAAAAATAATCTTTGATCATGAAAAGTAACAGAACGGGGATGCCCCCTCTTTGTTGAAAATGTCTGCTCATCCCAATCCGTTGTTGCAGTTGTTGCGGCAAAAGTTTCCCGTATTGTAACTGTTACTTGTGTGGCACTAGAGTATCCGGTAACAATACATTCCTTATTCCCTCGCCGTATAATCGAACCAACATCAGCACTCGTCCAATGATCAGCACTTGTTGTTAATGTTACACCTGTTCCAGTTGTCGCAGACGATGTTAATGTAACGCTATCATTAGCAAATTTATAATAAGGCTGGTAACGAGGCTGTCCTGCTGAATGTTCTTCAAAAGCAAAATTTGCCAAAGTAAAAGAACTGGCCCCAGTACGTAATAAGTATTGAGGCCAGAACGTTTTGTGGCAGACAACGACAGTATCAGCAGAAGATGTAAGAGTGAGTTCATTAATATTCGCTGTTAGCCACGGACAACTTGTAATAGTTTGTAATAAGGTTCCTGATTCATCAAAAATCTTTAATTTAGTATTGGAGAAAGCAAATATATAACTTTGTCCTTCGCCAAAAGAATATTCATGCAGAACTGTCGGGTTGTCTAATACAGCCCTGTATATAGTTCCCGGTCTGCGCCTCCATCCCCCCTGAGCAAATAAGGCAATATTACGTCCTTTTTTCATACCCTGAAAATATGATTGCAAGTCTGTACGCATTCGCATCAAGGGATCTAGTTCCCCTGCGGTAAAGCTAGTTTGGAGGGTGCGTAAGTTTGAGGCTGGCGTATCGGCCATTAGTATCTCGAATTTATAAGATTTTTACGTGTATTGACCGCTTTAGTTGTACGCTGTTGTGCTTCAACATTTGCACCTTTAGAATAAAAATATTCACCACGATTTTCATAGTGATCAGCCAGTTCGCCTTTCTGGGCGATTGATCCCGCAAAAACACCTGCTAGATCATATACTAAGGCACGGACAAAATAAGGGGGCCAATCTGCTGTTGCAGATCGATAAGTATAATCTAAAACAACCACATCATCTTCTGTTGCATTGCAGTAGATTTTATCTTCGTAAATATCAAATTGAATATTATTGTTAATGACCTGAACAGCATGAAGAGCCAGCATATTAGGGCTGGTTGGCTTCTGATATGCAGAATCCCATCTGCCGACAGGAGTGTTTGTTAAACGTGAAAGAGTAACTTGCCCAGAAGCAAAACGCCAGCGTACTCTTGTAAGAGCCGACTCAACAATCATTTCGTATATATTATGAGCAACCGTTGCTTCAGTTGATCCGTCTTCAAAGTCCGAGATGGGATTAGCACCGATAAGAACGAGTGCTTTTGACGCAACATCAATATCGGTTAATGCCATATAAACCTCTTAAATAGAAGAATAAGAGGTGAGTTTCCCCACCTCCATATTCTATCGTTTAGTCTGAATCTGTCTCAGCTACAGCAGTTCCGTCACTTACATCGACGGTCGTGCCATCATTGCTTAAAACAGTCACAAAGCTCGTTGTTGGAGCGTTTGTATCCGCAACTATTATCATATCACGAACACTTAGCATATTTACAGAATCACCTGTGAAATACGCGGCAGTATTGACAGTTGCAATGGCATCAGTCGTTTTATAAAGCCATAAGGTCCAACCATCACTAGTTGCCAACATTCCAAGTCCAGAAGATGCATAAGCCATAATTTATTCCTTTCTTACGCTTCAGAAATTGAAACTTCGATGATGCCGTTTGCATCAACGAGTACGGAACCTTGGCTCATCTTATTGACAACCAAGTGTGCCTGTTTACGACCATCCCAAGTAATATCCTGAGATACATCCTTACCAATGCCGTGACCCATCGAAGTCGTGTGATAAGCAAAGCATTTACGGATGTTGGAAGCCACATCAAGACCAGAAAAGGTAAACCAGAGAAAACCCATCCATCTTTTAGCAGTCATGCCGTTAAATGGCAGTTCGGAAGAGCCAATATAATCAGCACTTGCAAACTGTGTTACATCCAGTAGATCCGTCCAACCAGCATGGGAAACAACAAAGAAACGCTGTCCGTCATCAGGAACATCAGCATTACCTAGAGTTTCAAAAGCTTCATAAGCTTTAGCTTTTGTCATTCCAGCAGAGCCGTGGGCAATTGTTTGCGTAGACCCGTCCATTGCAGTGGTAATTAGACTGTCTGTCTTACGTCCCAATGCACCCGCACCTGCTTGAGCCGCGAGTGACCGCTCATCGATGTTGGTTTTGAGCATATCTAAATCATCGATATATTCAGCCGCATAATGATCTGTAAGAGAACAATCAACCGTGGTGTGGCTAACATTCATTAATGGAACATCGCCATGCCGTGATTTAGTAGAAGCCGTACCTGTACCATACTTTTGAAAGCGAACATCTTCACCTTCTACTTGTATTTTACGTCTAATGGTACTGCGTAGTTTTGTACCGAAACGCTGATATGCTACATGCACATCGCTTTCGAACTGGCGTATAAACGCTGTTGAAATTGAAGTAGACATAATCTATCCCTCATTAAGTTAAAACAAAAACACAAATTCATCGCTGAACGGTTGTGCCATTTCTTACGGGGGATGCGGTTATGCCGTTAGGGGCCGCGCCGAAGCTATAGGGCCGTATCTGCTACCCTAAACTTCTACAATATCTCTATAACTTCAATGCACAAAAAACAAAATAGGCAACATTCCTATGGAAATGCCTAATCCGACTACAGCACCAAGAGAAGCAAGGTAAATAAGGGAATAAAACCCATCAGCCATTCCTATTGTAATGCGCGCGCTCTTGTTCTTCAAGAAGACGATAACCGTCTTCCACTTTTTTGACATGTGCTGGATCGCGGTTGAGAGGGTCCCAATATTTAGGATCGTTTTGCATTTCTCTAAGCTCTGCATAGCTGTCACCTTTACCAAAAGCAGTCATTTCCTGTGAGGAAAAAGGAGCTTCGCCCATCTTTTCCATAAGGGCTTCTACAACTTCAATATTCTTGGCACTGCTCATCATGTCTGCCATTGCTGGCATCATGTCTTCAGCAAGATTTTGTTGCGCCCACATCTGTACTCTTTCAACTCGTGATGATGCATATTCACCTAATGCTTCCATCTCGCTATCCAGATTAGGCATTGCTCCTAATTGGGCTTCAATAAATTGCCCCACACCCGCTTCAAACATTTCTTGACTGCCACCCATTTCATGTACAGTTTCTTTCCACCAGCCCAACATAGGGTCATCATCACTAAACTCCCATTCCATGCCTTCTGGCAATTCCATACCTTCAGGTATTTTCATTTCATAATCATTTGCTGTTTCAGGTCGATTGGCAAAACGCTCTGTATCCCATTCAGACCTTAAACTCTCTGAAAGCTCTTTTGTCAGGTCTGACTTTTGAGTACGTAGTTTTCCTTCAAGCTCACCTGTTGCCTTCCCCCAAGCTTCAAAATTAACGCTTCCTGCCTCGGCATTCCAAAACTTAGATGGAACACCTGCTGGCATTTCTGCTCCTGTTGACTCTGTTGCTTCGCCGCCGCCTTCACTTGCGCCAGCACTTTCTCCACCATCTGCCATATCTAATTCTCCGTTTGTTTACGATAAAACTGCTCACCATAACGAATGCGTGTCTGAATGATACGCATCATATCCCTCATACCTTCCCTGTGGCGTAAAGCTGCATCTGTTGCATCGGGACCATTTACCATCTGCACTGAAATAGAACGCAGATAATCCAAAGCCGCATCTGCCGACTCTCCTCGGAATGTATGAAAAAGAACTTCATTTATTTTCTGTTCAGCCTGTGGGGTTCTTGTGACACCATCAGGTCCGATTGCTCTGCCCGCCTTCGGTTTATTCATTAATACCGTTTGCCGCCTTTTCGTTTTTTAGCCATTTTAGCCTCCTAATAAGCCGCCCATATCGCCGTTCTGCTCTTGGCTTTGTTGAGCCGTTTCAGCGATAGCTTTAGCCATTTGCTCACGCTCAGTTTCATTACGTAATAATTTGTCAGGCACGCCGATCTCGCTACCGATGTAAGCACCGACCTCTTCAGCCTTTAATACTAGCCCTGTAATCTGAGGACCAAAGATTGCGTTCATCAACTCACCTGTACGAGCTACTCGCGCAACATTTTCATTATGCTGTGCTTGAGCCAAAGGTGAAACATTGACAACTTTAACTTCGCGTCCATTGACAAGCGGTATATTAATGCGTCCCTGCTTTTTAAGAATATGTAAAACACGGCGCAGTAATGGGGTAACAAGTTCAGTATGAAGTCTGCCATAAGCACTGCCAATTGTACGTGCAAGATCAGCCATACGTTCATGCACTTCTGTTGCGCTCATTGGTGTTCCTTCTGGCGCACCCAGACTTTCATTAAATAAAGCTTTTTTGACCGTATGCCTCATGTCTTCAAGAATAAATTGGCCAACATCAAATTTTCCAGGGGCCAGTAATGGTTCTAAACCCCTTGACCCCGGAGATCTTGGTATAATCGATCCCGGAACAAGCTCAATTGTATCTGGGTTAATCGTTCCATCATCATCACCTTGCCACATTCCAGCAACGGCTATTTCAGCGTTCTGTAAAACAAGCTCGACAGTCATGTTAAGTGTTTTTACATCTGGGAGCGAATTTAACAGGGGTCCACGCCCGTAGATTTCTCCAGCGGCCTTGGACCACCTGAAAGGTATGACGGGGAGAGAGCCGTCACCTTTAAACTCAGATTCAAATATAAGATGCTCTGGCTGAAGACAGACAACATCAAATATGTATCTTTCGGTTCCTTTTGACTGCCAATCACGTTTTAGGCATTCAAGTATTTTAAAAGGTCGATCAGGTTTATCAGAAGCTTCCCGATACATCTTGTCTGGGATATCAGCTTTGGGCCATGTGACCTTGATATTTTCTAATGTCATTTCGCGGGTTCTATAAACAGGATCTATTTTGCCAAACGGCCCCTCTCCTAACACAAGCTGTGTCTGCGGTATGGCGGTAAACTTTATCGGATTAATAGCATCACCCTCTTCGACAAGTAATGCCCCTGTTCCCAATGTTAAGTCTACGTAACCTTCATGTAATTCTTGATCTAAATTGGAAGCTTGTAGCACTTCCCAAGCGTAGAGGGCGATCTCTTCAAGTTGGCGATTGACTTCAGATTTTTGCTCTTTAGAAACTTCGGAGCCAGCTTGTAATTCAAACCATTTAGCAAAAGGCGGTGTAAGACCAGCTTGCATTCTGCTGGCAAATTCCTGCACAGCAATCACTGCTGTTGAATCAAATATTAGATCAGTGTTTCTTTGTCCGGGAACATGCGCATAAAAGCCTGTTCGATTTGGCATGGCGTAGTTGTAACAGTCCTGCCATGTTTCTATCCAACCATCTCTGGTATTATTATGAGAATGAAACCGTTTAATGATAGATTTCAGTTTCTCACCTGTTGAGAGTGAATCGGCTCCATCATACATTAGGAGAGTGTCTTTTTCTTCTCTGCCATTTCATCGAATCCGCTTCCTTGATTATTAGCGGCAAATAAAGAACGACGACCACGTTTACGCAATTTTGACTGCGCTGTTTCTTCGTCTTTTTTGGCTTTCATATCAGAAGTTCGTTTAGCTTCAGTTGCTCTTGCCGCCGCAAGATCTCGCGCTATTTGAGGATCAGCTTCAGGAGCCTTTGGTTTCCCCATTATTGCCTTTGCTATACCGCCCATAATTTTCCTTCTCCACTTTCATAGAAGATAGAAAACTGAACTGTCCTCCATTTTTTTTCAATGCACAAAAAAGCCTGTAAGGTGTCGGGATAAACAGGTTAACACCTAGCAAATTGCCAATGATACTGGCGCAGTTTTGAAAATGGCGCATAATAAAAGGTTTATCAGTAATTTTAACTTGCAGAATAATATCCTGCCCACGAACCGCTGTTAAAACACGTTCCATTTGCTCTTGGTTAAAACAGCGAATAGTTGTGCCAGACCAAGTGGGATCGTAAAAAATCCATCTTTGTGCTTCGGTATCAAATGTGAACGCATAGCAATGAGCAAAGCCTTTTCTTAACAGAGGAGAGAACCAGAAACGGTAATGTGTGTTGTCGGTAAATGCCACATACCACATCTTCAAACGCGGATCGACAGCAACTTTCATTACATTTTCAAGCCTCTAGCCGCCTGTACTTTTTTCCTCATTCTTCCAAACACGTTAAAATCGCGTTTTGCCTTAAATGCTTTTAAAGGCTTTGCCCCACGGATAATATTACGTCCTTCTCCTGCGCCAATTATAGCGTATTGCAAAGCATCGTGAATATGGGAAAACTTGTTTTTATTAGGTCTGTCCTCATATCGCTCCCCCGTTACCTGCAATCTACGGTAATGATAACCACCCAAGAAACCTGTCTTCAAAGTCGAACAGTTCTCTCCATCCAACAAAAATCCGGGATCACCTTCTACCATCCGCATTAATACAGAATTTACGCTCTCTACACGTATTACAGGGTCGTTAGAAGGGGCTGGTATAGCTTTGATACCTGCACCCCTTAGAATATCAAAAGGCGTACTCTCGTCTGTCTGAGCGCGGAAGTCTCCAGAAGGATCGCCATAGATAATATAATCATGATCAGGAAAATATCTTTGGAGGGTAATTCGAAGTTCTTCAGCAAACCTGATTGTTCCCATGTCCTGTGCAACAAGTTCCCGTAAGATTAGCCATCTGCCACTTGGCAGTCTTTGGCAAAAAGCAGCACTTGGCGTTAAACCAAAATCCAAGCCAATAATGAGATCGACACCAGAAGCAGGTAGTAAAGGCTGATGTGATACATGTGTTTTCTCCGTAAAGCCTGAATATACGGGCTTCCCTTCTTCGACGACCCCCAAGCGATTAAGTACGTAAACATCGATCCATCCTTTCGTTTTTCCTCTAATCATATTTTCATAATAGGTCGAGATAAGATTTTTAAAGTTTTCACATTTGTCATTCATTTTATAGCCAGTTAATTCGCCTTTACTATCTCTCTCTTCAACCATTCCTGATGGTTGGGTGTAAAATTTCCAATTGTCAGGTTTAACCAGCATTAACGCTTGTTCTCTCGCTATATGATCTGGGAGCGGCGTTTCCCCCGACATAATAGGCCACCAATGTTCAGTTTCAGGTGCATTGGTATCCATAATAACGCCGTGCCATGTCGGTCCAACCCCATCTTTCTTTGAAGGGTATCGTCCTACCCTACTCGTCGCACCATCTACAATACTTTTAGGCAGTTCACGACTTTCGTTCAGGAAACAGCCCGTAATTTCAAGAGAGAGTAATTTTTTCACATCATCGGGGGTATCTAGGGGGAGAAAAATTACCTCTAAATCAATATCACCTCTTCGAATATGATGAGTGTAAGGTGGCGACCACCTAAATTTACCCCATTCAGATTCTGGGAACCATTGAAGCCATGTCGCTATGGTCGTTGTTCTAAGTTCTGGATT